TGGCATCAGGAACGGCAGCAGCTCCATTATAAAAATCAACGCCGTAATCACAATTGTGAGATTCATTGGGCGAATATATCCTTGCCATCGGCTGATAGCCTCCTCCCCCTATTTATCATTCGGGCATTATTTCAATTTTCATCCTTACAATTTTTCCTGCAAGGGCAGCCATTGCCGCAATAATGTCTACTCCATTAACATGGGCAGAAATGGTATCATACTCAGCACTAAAAACAAGTACGCCATTTTCATTCATTTTTATACCTACTCTCCCCTCTTTGAATTACGATACTTTGATCTTGCGCATTACACCGGCGGCCTTAGTAGCTTTCAAGGCAACAGCCGCAACCATTTCAACCTCGCCCTTCTTAACCGCGCCAGCAGTGGTGAAATCAGGTAGCCAGGTGTTGACCGGACTTTGCCCCGCCATGCTAACACCATGGAAACCGTCAAGGCCCAAGCGCACGGCATACAGAGAGGTTAGCCCTGCATCGCCACCGGTTAGGATCGGTGAAACTGGGTCGTTAGTACCTGGCTTAGCACCAAGGTCAAGGAAAGGTATGTTGTCATATGCTTCCACTTGCCCGCCAAAATCATTTTTCGTCGTTGTGTATGCTCCGGATCGACGAGCACAGGCTCTCAGCTTAGCGATCAACTTAAGGTTACCAGCAATAAACGATGGACTGCCATCAAGGCCCATGAGGAATTCGTCAAGCTCATCCAGGAATACTTTGTAGTTTGTGTCAACCGCGGCTGCTGAAGACAGGTCAATGGCTGAAGTAGGAATTAGCTCAGTGCTAGAGCCTGTCAGTGCCTTCTCTAACCCATCGAAAGCATTTGCATCCACAGCGCTATCCCCGTTGATCACGGTGTCATTGAATAAGGCCTGCGCGGCTTTTGTCTTTTGTTGGATCTGCAGCGTTACTTCGCTGATAATCCCACCCATGTTTGCGATAATACGATCAATTTCAAAGCTACCACCAAAAACCTTCAAATCCGTTGTATAGCGTTGCTTCGTTACGGTTTGGGGTGTGTACTCTGAATTTACCGCTCTAAACGCTGCAGTAGGTTGGGTGATCAGCCTGGTATACCCGTAGGTAAGGGTTGCGCCGCCTCCGGTCGGGGACACTGCATCATCAAACGTTAGGTTATCAAGAAGAAAACTCGATTTCCTGAACTCGTCGATAACCCCCATTTGCAATGCGTCCTGTACGTTTTTTTGGGCCTCCGCTAGTGTGATTGCCATAGTCCATCATCCCTTCTTATTTTGTGCTAAAGTGCGATGTCACCGCATCAAGTAACGATGTGGGTTTGCCACCCGCTGGAATCTGTTTCCCATCAGCCCCGATTTTGAAACCAGGCTTTTGGGTTTCTGTCTGTACCTCCTTGAAGAGGAATTTCTTTGATTCTGCTAGGCCTTTAATCTGTTCATCCAGGCCAACGATTTTATCGCCGTCAATGACCAGCTTTGTTTTATCAACTAAGCCAGCAGCTAAGTCCTCATCGTGGACTTTACCCGCCAAAGCGATTTTAATGGCGTTGGTCAGAGTCAAATCCTTAAGCTGTGTTTGGTGCTCCTCATCCTTTTTCTTATTATCACCTTGCAGGGTTTCTATCTGCTTTTTCAGATCCTCGCTGCTACCAGCTGCAGTCTTGAGAGTTTCCAGTTGAGTGGCGTTATCCTTAACAGTCGTTTTTAGCGTCTTATTCTCCTCATTAACTTCGTCAAAACGATGTTTTGGGATATAAGTCTTAAGCTCCTCTTGCGAAGCTGCAGCCGCCTTCGTTGCCTGTTCCTCCGTCAATCCCAGTGCAATAAGTTGTTCCTTTGTCATATCAATCCATCCTTTCATCTTCACTTTTTATCCCGGTCGTGGCCGGTTGATGTCTTTATAGTTAACGCCCAAAATACCAAAATGGCGGCATAAGAAAAGCACCTACTCTTTTTCAAGTAAGTGCTTTCACTTAATTTTTTCACCTTTTGTGTAAGTTTTTTTAGCTTCCCCTAAACTTATCTTATTAGGACCTTTGGGGTCGTCATCTTTTTCGTCAGGCCCGCTATTGTGCCATCCGCAATTATCACAAATGTCAAAGAAATCTACTTCTTCGCCACATACCGGACATTTCATGACTACACCTCCTTGAATCTTTTTATTTGTTTAAGCCAATATTCTTTTCCTTCTTCGGGTTTAAAAAGAGTTGATATTTTACCGTCAGGCCTGCCAATCACAAAGTCGTTAGAACTGTTTTTGTATTTAAAAACAAATCCATCTTTATCCACAAAACCTTCAACGTCCTTACTTAGGCGTTCCGATAATAAACTCCTAGCTAAATTCAAATACTGATCGGGAGTAATATTGTTGTATTCTCCCAAGTGGTCTTTAATGTGTTTGTCAAATTTCTTTTGAGTAGAAAATGAAGATTTTAACCACTCCTTGTTATTAAGTATATCGCTATTTACAGCCTTTTTCAACGTTTCATTGCGCCGTTTTGGCGTTATGCCGCCTTTGATTTGCTCTCTCCTGGGATCTCTTCGGAGTTGAGGATTCTCGGTTAGGTGCTCCCTGATCTTGCCCTGCCACTCTCTAACCTTAGTCGATGCTGCCGCCTGATTTTTAGGGTCCACGTCTCCTACTTCATGCCGCTTATATTTCCTCACATGTCGCTCCATGTACCGCTGCTTCTGCTCAACTTCGTAGTTGGCCAAAGCTTTCTCGTCGTCTACAGGCTCCGGAAGAGAACTGATGCCCTCAAAGTATGTGCCGGTGTTATGCCGGCAGTGGGGGTGGAAAAGCCCGCCGCGCATAGCAGCACTTAAAAGCGGGTAAGACCCCTGGCCTTTCTTACCACCGCTATAGACATCGTCGATATACACTTTACCTTGCCACGGCAAGCACTTAGCACACGTATTTGCGTGAGCGGACACGACCACTAACGAAACGCCCCACTCTTCGCGTCGTGCCCCTTCACCTGTAAGTACGGCCCGCTGTGAAGATGTCCGGAGTGCCATTTCAGCGTAGGAAGCGATGTTGACTCGTTTTCCATCTTTGTAGACGATGCAATTGAAGCCGCTGTCTAGGAAGTCCTTTGTGGCCATGTCGATTGCTTGGCCTAGTGAAGCTGCTCCCGAATCGAGATACAGCTGCGACTTGAGAATAGTCTGTCGATACACGTCATCGGCTTGTCGCAACATAGCATGACGGCCTTTCTGGAGATCTTGTGTGACGGCATTAATAAGCGCATTCACTCGTTTCTCATTAAGCCTAAAAAAACTGTCGTCTGTAGCATCCACTTGCGTAATCGGTTTAGTAAGTCCTCCTGCGATAAATAAGTGTTGAATCCTTTTCCAAAGTCGGGAGATAACGCTATCGACGTTTTTTCCACCCTTCCTAAATGAGTCCTGGAGCAGTGCTTCTGTTTCTCGGTCGATGATCTCGCCAGCCGTATTGATGATCTTTTTATTTTTAGCCCTGTAGCTTGCTAGGGCTTGTATCTTGCGTTGCTGCCACTGCTCCCACTCAAAGCCCTCTTTGGCCTCTTCAGCTAGATGCCGGGCTAAGTTTCGTTTCATGGAGGATATCAGGTCATATTCCATTTGGACAAAAATCCTAGAAATATCATAGGGATCCATCAGATACCACTTCCCGGAGGAATATCTGTATTTACGCCAGGCTCATTCATCATCAGTCCTGATTCTGCTTTCAGCAGGGCAACTTCCGTCGCTTTCTGTTCATCTGTCCAGGTATCACCATAAAGGCTTTCAACGGCCTGTTCAGTGGACATGATACCGTAGGTCTTTGCCTTGCCTACTGTCTCCACTACGGTATCAAAGCTCGGGCTGGCATATTCGCCAAAGGTGACAGAGGCCTCGTATTCCCCAGCAGTCCGGCTGCTCATGGTGTCATAGACCTTAAAGACCGTGTCCACTAGTTGCGGGATCACTTCATTCAGGGTCTCAACGATCTTCCCTCGAGTGTAGAGTGTGGCTTTTTCCTTTTCCCTCTGCGCTTCAGCGTTGTCCAGCTTCTTCAAGTCGATGCCTAATGTGGCCGGACTCATGATCCCCTGAAGGCACATATCTAAAGCGCTGGAATAGCTGGCAACAAAAGCCTCGTACAGGATAACGGGCTGGACTGTGTTAATCTGGTTTTTCGCATCTTCGGCCATCACGCTGCCAATACGGATAAACTGATTATTGAAGGGGTTCGGTTTTAAGAATGCCCCTGTGAGCGGATCCTTGGGGATCAGATCTTCCGGGATATACTTTTGAACCCGCCCGGCTCGGATAGCATCAACCCATTGAGATATGACCTCATCCAGAGCATCGAAGCTGTCTGACTTAGAATCAAATACGCTTTTGCCCCGACCTGACCACTTAGGGGATTTAAAGAACATGAGCGGTACTGCCATGACGAAATCGCCTGTATAGGTCACGTCCTGCAGCGCTGCTGTTTCTGGCAGCGTGGTAAGTTGTACTACCTTTCCGGCCGCATCAAGAAGCTGGTACCGGATATACCCTTTGCCATATGTTTCAGCAAGACGATAGTCCTTTTCCCTAACCGCATAATCCGTGTAGAAAATGACCTCGTTTAAGCGCCCTCGGTTGTGCTTGTAGTCCACTCTCTCCCCCGCAAAGAACTCTATGAGCGGGTATTGAGTGACGTCTGTATCTACCGTGATCTTGAAAGCTCCGTCCCCGGCCACTAGGGTATCTGTGATGGCTTCCCCGATAAGCTTATCCGCGCCATTGTCCTGACTGATCTCATTCCACAAGTCTGTTTGCTCCTGCGCCTGGAGTTCAATGTTGTCCATGTCTGCCATGACGATGTCGGCGAACCGATCTGCAATCATAGCAGGGAGACCGGAGTGAATCTTGCGAATCCCTAAGCCCTCAGTGGGTACCGCTGCCCAGAAGCGGGAGCGACTGACAGGATCTAAAGCGGTCTGCTTAAAAAACTGATCCAGCTCCGAGGGGTCGCCACGGTATAGCAACCTGTTTCTCAGAACGTTGGTTTGATAACTCAGAGGCTCCCTGATCGTGATAATCCTATTTTCTAGAGCTGGTTGTATTTTTAGCATTTTCATTACCATGTTGCGAAACCACCCCACCTCCCTACCCCCCTATCATGTACATCGATTCTGCAACTCCTGTCGTTGCGTCTGGCGCGTCATCGTGGATGTTTTTGCCCTCTCTCTGGTAAGCGGCCATTGCTTTGTAATAGTCCGGCCAGCGATCACGCCAGTTTACCGGGTAATAGATGTGCTGCATAACCCAGGTAGCATTGGACACAATACGCGCGACTTTGTTCTTGCTCTGGTGAAACCAACTCACATTGGTTAAATTGCTCTTAAGATCCTGCTCCAGAATGCGCTTAATGTTCCTGGCGAAGGACCGACCACCGCTGTTGCTCTCAAACCGAGCGCGGTTCACTTTAAAATAATAAAGAGCCTTTGCAGTTGCAGGCTCCGTAATCTCCATGGGCTCCTTCGTGTAGATGATATCCAACACATAAGCTTCCTTGAGGTATTCGCCCCATATGATGTTGCACAGGTAGTCAGCGCCCTCATCCGCGCTATCGCAATAAGCGTAAATGCCGGCGAACAGTAGATCCCCTTTCGCATCAACCGGCAGCTGCGTGTATGTCTTGAAGCTGCTATACAACTTGCCCTTGAGGTCGATCGGGATCTGCTGATAGTTGGCACTGGCAATATCCTCACCCATGGCACGGGTTTTCATCTCATAGGATTCTCGGGATAAGATCGCATCACAGAGCATGGTCTCGTCATCCTGCAAGGCTTTCATGGTCATCAACCGGACCTTTTTCTTTTCCTGCTGGAAGTGCTCAAAGGCCTTTCCTGCCAGATCACCTGTTGCCCATCTGGTCATGATGATAATAATTTTGCCGCCTTCTTCAAGACGGGAAAGCATAGTGTCCGTGAACCATGTCCAGTGCTTATCCAGGGTGGCTTCGTTGTTAGCTTCATCTGCGTTTTTGATAAGGTCATCCAGGATCATCAGGCTAGCGCCAAAACCTGTAGCCGTACCCGTAGGGGATGTGGCAAGGTAGTTGTTGTAACCACCCTCTAAGGACCAAAGGTTCATGGCCCCGTCACCTTTTTTAATCCTGACCCCGGGAAAGACATCTCTGTAAATAATCCGTTCCAGATCAGCTTTAACGGTCCCTATGCTATCCCTTACAGCCTTTGAGAACGTTGTGGACAGGGTCTCGTTATAAGATCCTGTCATGACTTTCTCCTGCTGATTCTTGCCAAAGACCCATTGGGTGAATAGGGAGGCTGTACGGCTTTTCCCGTGTCTTGGAGGAAGATTGATAATCTGAATATCATCCTGGCTCTCATAGAAGTCTTGTAGCGTTTCGCAAAGGTCTTTTAGGTATTGCCGATCTTCAGTGTAGAAGTCCGGAGCCATTGCCTGACAGAAATAAAAAAACTCGCGGTTGGCCAGTTCCATCTTTGCAAAACGTTTAAGTAATCCCTTATCCACTATCGATCAGCTTCTTAAGCTCCTCAGTAGTTAATCCTGCAAAAGGGTTGCTTACGTCAAGTTTTCCGGTCAGGTGGAGGGTGTCGTTGAACATGCCAAGGTGCCGCGCTACATTTTCTAAGGCTTTCCCCTGGTCTTGCATTTTAATCTCTATCCCAGTTGCCGTTTGCTTAATACCTGCATACAACAACTTCGCTTTAGGACTAAGATCGCGGGTGTCCTCAACATGTAACTCCTCTCGCCCCTCTCCGCAGCAATACGGGCATTTTGAGTGCGGCCGCAGCAACCGGTCATATCCATAGCCGCCATCATCAGACGGAGTAACTGGTTCCTTTTCCTGCTCTTTGGCCAATTTGATTACTAGTTGCACCGCCTGATCGTATTCTTCCTTATCGCGCCATTGATATTGATGGTCCTTACCAAAGCAATGGCGACAACAGACGCGCCTTAAGTGGACAATCTCATTCGGATCCGCCGTAGCGATATCCCACCAACGCTGAAGCACCTTGTCGGCAGTGATCTCTGTTCGCTTCTCTCTTTGCTTCATGCGCTGCTGTACATAGGCGTCAACCTTAGCATTTCTTAGCAGCTTACTTGCGTTGACGCTGGCTGCCTCATCTTTCCTACAACTGGAATAAGCTGCTTTATAGGCCCTAGTGGCGTTCAGATCCACTAAGTATTCATCTACGAATCTCTTCTGTTTTTCTGTTAACGCCACTAGGTTCACCTCTCTTTCAATTACCTTATTGGCATAGAAAAAGCCGCCCAATTCGGACGGCTTTCATTCGGACAAAATTCGATGCTACAATCATAACACGGCGCATTTGACACGTAAAGGACAACAATTGGACACTGGTTGTCAAGCCCCGAAAGAAAACCGCTAAAGGGCTAACCGCAAGCCATCTACACCAAAAACCATAATACTAAGCTCTTCAATCATGTCGTTTTTCCACCTGCTTACTGACTTCTCACTACAGTGGATTTCAGCAGCTATGATTCGAACTCTTTCCATCCACGGCATTGATTGTTTAACAGGATCCAGATATAGATTTTCAATGACAAGGTACTTTTCAGGCTGTCCCTTATCAATCATCTTTGTCCGAAGCTCAACTAGTGATACTTCTATCTGCATGACCATAACCAAGGTTCTCATTCTGCTACGCCTAATTGCTTGTATGATAACATCTTCGTCGTCTATATCTTCAATGCTAAATGCCTCAATAAGGCCTTCAGAAGCTTTATCTTGCGAAAGCTCAAAATGCTTTATTAGGTTTAAATAGTTTTTAAGCAAAAGTTCGGTATTGCGAAACCGGTTTTTCTTCGCCCTCTCTCGTTCCTCGTTCTTTTGGATTTTCAAGGCCTCAACGGCGGCCGCCAAGGCTATCTCTTGGATATTGACTGCGCCTGCTTTTTTACCACCCATTGAAATCCTCCTCCTAACACCCCCTTGGTGCTCATGGCTTTAACGTTCCCCTCTCACTTTCTCAATTCTTGCTTTCAGCGCGACCATCAGTCTGTCTTGAGTGCTGCTCTTATCTAGCAGTGCCGCGATAACATCCTCATCGACACCGCCTGAAACAATTAAGTGGTGCAGGATAACCTTCTCCGTCTGCCCTTGCCTGTGTAACCTTTTGTTCGCCTGCTGGTATAACTCCAAGGACCAGTTCAGGCCAAACCATATGACATGGTTTCCTCCCTGCTGAAGGTTTAGGCCATAGGCTGCACTGGCTGGATGGGCCAGAAGAATATCGATTTTCCTGGCGTTCCAATCGTCCTGATCTTGCGGTGTCTTTAACTCTCGTACTCTCAAGTGAGTGCTTTCCAGTGCTTTCTTGATCCTCACGAGATCATGCTGAAAGCTATAAAACACCATGGCTGGTTGCCCATTAAGTCCCTCGACCAACTCCATGAAGGCCTCGATCTTGCATTGGTGAATATCTATAATTTTCCGGTCGGCGTCATACACGGCCCCATTGCATAGCTGCAGCAACTTGTTTGTCAGTACCGCAGCAGAACCAGCATCGATCGTTGCGTCACCAATCTCAAGAATCATTTTCTTTTCAAGTTCGTCGTAGGCTGCTTTGGATTTCGGGTCAAGTTGCACCGGCACTGTGACTGATATGCAGTCCGGAAGTTCTAAGTAATCCTCGGCTTTCATGGACACGCATATGTCACCAATAAGTTTACGGATAACATCATCCGCACCAGGCTTTGGCATGTAGCTGAAAATATGGTCCCTATCCCTTTGGTCGGGGTTAAAATACCTCTCTCGAAAGTGTGTGATCTTCTTCCCAAGCCTCGCGCCCTCATCCAGGAGATACACTTGCGCCCAAAGATCAAGCAGTCCGTTCGGCGCTGGTGTTCCAGTTAACCCGACAAACCTTTCGATGTGTTTCCGTACCCACGTCAGGGCCTTAAACCTTTTAGCTTTGTGATTCTTGAAGCTGCTAAACTCATCAACCACAACCATATCAAACGGCCACGCATTTCTGTAATGGTCAACCAGCCAAGGGACGTTCTCGCGGTTTATTACGTATATGTCAGACGGTGTATTTAAGGCTCTCACCCTCTTGGTTGGCGTCCCTAGCGCTGAAATAACTCTCAGTTTGTTCAGGTGATCCCACTTTTCGGCTTCCTTTGCCCAGGTTGCCTCTGCCACTTTTTTAGGTGCTATAACAAGCACTTTGCTTATCGCAAAACGATTGTATTTTAAATCGTTGATGGCTGTTAGCGTAATAGCTGTTTTGCCAAGGCCCATATCAAGGAATAGGCCCAAGGCCGGATCAACTAATAGCCGGTTGATGCAATATCGCTGAAATGCATGCGGGTTAAATTTCACGGCATTAGCAACCGACAATTCGCGATGAATGCATTAACCTCGTCTTTGCAATCCAATGTGTAAACTTGACACCCGAGTTTTTTCAACTTCGATTGCTCGGCGTTTTGCAATGGCGTTGGCTTTTTACCCGGCGCTTTCAACTCGACAAAAAGGACTTGTCCACCCGGAAGGCAAACCACTCTGTCGGGTACTCCTGCATTACCTGGTGAAACGAATTTATATGCTTTACCCCCAAGAGTTTTTACTTCGTCTCGAAGATATGACTCAATATCCTTTTCCCTCATTCGCCAACAACCTCCGAGAGATAAAGTATTAACGCATCTTTCAGCGCTCCCCTTGATTGAGTATCGCCTACATTCACGTTATATTTTGTTTCGAGAACCAATCTGAGTTTTGCCCCGTCTAGACTGTCCCAAAAATTATCAGCAGCGATGCTTATTCTAGTTCTTGGCCCCTTCCAACGATTTCGGCCGTAGCGCCGTTTTTTCGGTTTATAATCCCTGTGTAAAAGCTCGCATCCTAAGACGATACCCGCTAAGTCTTCGTCTTCCTTAAGTGCTTTCAGAAAATCACTAATTGTTTTCATACCTACCTCATCCCTCTCAAAAGTCTTTTGTTACATTCTCCGCTTTTTCCCCCGCGTACGCGTTTCAGGCGTGTTAGGCGGGTAGGCGTATAGCGTGTATATCTATACTACCTATATTTTTTATTCAATAGAAAGAATGTAACAAATGTAATAGTAGTACCTTAGCCCTTTATCCATGCGGTCTTGAGGTTGTTACATTCAATGTATCGGTTGTATCGAATGTATCAACTCCTCTGTTACATTCAAAGTTTGTAACAGGAGTCTGTAACAGCTTTAGCGCCCTCGAATAACCTCTTTGAAGACCATATGGTTTGCCAAACTGCATTCCGTTTCGTTCTTTTTTCCACCCTGGCAACCCTGATAAAATGTCGTTTATCTCAACAACATCAGCCCTTTTCATAAAGCTAATATCCTTCTTGAAACACTCGCACCACACCTCTGCAGCGCACACCTTGTCGCGTCCGATCGTTTCGCCCTGCTTATTCCCGAACTCTCCTGACCAGTACATATTCCGTTCCGGTATACTTCGTCCGGCCCAATTAGCTGGTAACGATCTTTCGATAAACTCCTTAATAACGCCCTCTTTAGCATTACTCTCTTTATGGACCTCCTGCTCTCTTAAAGAGATCCTTTCAGCCTCTCCTGATAAATATAAAGGCTCTCCAAGCTGCCAGCGCATAAAAGCTTCGGCCCAAATCTGATCAACTTCGTTTTCAAGTTAACGACGTGGAGTTTTTACAGGCTGCAGCAGACCGACGTCCACCGGCCAAAATCTCCGATTCCCCGTTCGATCGCGTAAAAACTCCACGTCGTTAGTAGTACCAAAGAACACGCAGCGCCTTGGATATCGCCCCGTATGACGGCCATAAGGCTCTCTGAAAATATCCTCCGTACGGCTTAGAAACTGTTTTACCGCATTAGTCTCTGATCGACTGAGACCGTTCAATTCACCCAACTCATTAACCCAAATACCCTGTATCATTTCAGAGGCTTCTTTCCCCTCAAACGATTGTAGACTGTCCGAATACCACTGCCTCCCCAGGAGACGCAAGAAGGTACTTTTACCCAAACCCTGCGCCCCAGCTAAAATTGGTACACAATCGTATTTTGTACCGGGTTTCATTGCTCTTG